AAGCAGAAGAAGCAACTCCAACCGAAAAAGAAAGCGAGGCTATCTTGGACAACAAAGCTCCAGAGCCAATCGAAGAAAAGGCGGAAGCGGTTACTCCAGTAGTAGAAGCATCTCGCCCAGTTACATCAACACCGTTTATCTCTACATCTGTTCGCTCGCCTATCTCAGATTTCGCAAGCTATACAGAGCATAAGATCAAGGCAGCTCTAGGTAATGACGATTCAAAGTTATTCATCTCTGCAGCTGACGATAGCTTCTCAACTAACCCAGCATTCAACCCAGTTCAATACCTAACAGAGTTTCCAACGAATACTCGTTTCGGTACTCCAACTATCGATGCATGTTCACAAGGCGTACTACCAGCGCAAGGTATGACTATCTCTGTACCTTCTTTGGTTACTTCAGCTGGCGGACAATCTGGCGTAGCTCCAGTAGTTACAGTAGAGCTTGAAGCTGGTGCCGTACAAAATACCGGCATGGTTACAGAGTTTTTAACTGCTAACGTATCAAAGTACTCAGGTATGAACACATTATCTGTAGAACTTCTAGAGCGTTCAGGATACCCAGGGTTCTACCAAGAGCTTACAAATCAATTACAGAATGCTTACTTAACTGCTATCGATACTGCAGCTGCAACAGCTCTTATCTCTGCAGCTACCGCAGCTTCAAACGAAACTGCAGATTCAACAGGTATTATCGACTTCACTTCTGAAGCTTCAGCTAATATCTACAAGAACACCGGTTACTTCGCTCAGAACTACATTGGTAACGCAGCTCAGTACCAAGCATTACTAGGCGCAACAGATACAACTGGTCGCCCTATTTACAATGCTAACCAACCATGGAACGCAGCTGGTCAAGTGAACCCATCTTCAATCCGTGGAAACGTTCTAGGCTTAGATCTTTACGTATCTAAAAACCTAGCTGCAACTACTTTCGATGATGGCTCAGCTGTAGTACTAGCTCCAGAAGCTTTCACCGTTTACCGTTCACCTCAAGCGTTTATGTCCGTAAACGTGGTAAGCAATCTACAAGTACAGATCGCTATCTACGGTTTCATGGCAACACTTGCCAAAATGCCTGGTGGTATCTACAAGTACATGAAGGCTTAATTAAAGCCACTTTAGAAATCTGCCGGGTTTAGTAGCCCTATCCCGGCAGAGCTATTAGAAAAGGAGTAAAGAGATGGCAGCTACTTACGTAACTGTGGCCGAGCTAAGGGCCAATCTTGGTATAGGTACTCTTTACTCCGATTCTGACGTGGAATCTGTATGCCAGACGGCGCAGGATTTACTTAATTCTTATCTTTGGTTCGATACTGCTCCAGTAGTCGGAGCTTCAATAAATAATAACGTGGCTACTTTAATGATCGCTAATCCCGGATTATTCGTAACTGGTCAGAGCGTAACTATTGCTGGATGCGGTGCGACTTATAATGGAACTTATACCCTAACTGGCACCGTGCCATTCTCTAACGGTACTGCAAATATCCTGCCTTTACTTTGGTGGCCATGGGCTTGGCAAAACTGGCCTAATGGTTACTCTTTTATTCAATTTTCTAAAACAGCTGCAGATGATATCTTTCATCGAATCGTGCCTTATGGCACGGCTACCGGGCCAGATACTAAAACTGCCACGTACGCTAATACACCGGCAATCCGTCAAGCTGCCATGATATTAGCTGTAGATATATGGCAAGCCCGGCAAGTATCCCAGACCGGCGGAGTAGGCATGGATGGAATAAGTGCTAGCCCGTACAGAATGGGCTACCAATTAATCAATAGAATCCGTGGGTTAATTCAGCCTTACGCTAATCCTTCATCGTTAGTCGGGTAGGCCATGCCAGCAGCTATAACTACCCTTCGCACTACCATCGCTACAGCTCTTACAAATAACGGAGTATGGAGCGTTAGTAGTTTCCCTAGACCAACATTATTAGCCAATTCGGTTTCGGTATTACCCGGAGATCCATATCTGGAACCAACTAACGATGGTTATAACACCGTTGCGCCTTTGGCTAATTTTAAGATTCTAATAGCGGTCCCAGCACTTGATAATCAAGGTAACTTGGCCGATATTGAAACTTTTATTATTGCCGTGTTTAATAAATTAGCGGCATCTGGAATCTCTTATAACGTTACTAGCGTATCTTCTCCTGCAATCACCGATGCAGCTAGCGGATCGCTTTTAACATCTGAATTAACTATCTCAATCCTTACGACTTGGAGCTAACATGTCTGATGAATATGATATAAATGAAAATAATTTTCTGGCCCGAATTGGTCAGATTAAAGAAACACCTAAAGCGAAAACTGCGCCAACCGCAGAGAAAGAAGAATAATCATGGCAGTACTACTTCAAAATGGCGTTGGTGTAAAAATCGCATCAACGGATATCAGTGATCACGTATCTAGCGTAACACTTTCACAAATCTTCGATGAACTAGAAATCACAAGTCTTGGAGATAACGCACATCGATTTACTAAGGGGCTCGAGGCTTCGACACTATCCATCGACTTCTTCAACGATTTTGCAGCTTCTCAGGTAACTACATTATTGCAGACTAACTACGGTACTACCGTAACTGCAGTATTGATCCCAGTTAAGGGAACTGCCGTATCTGCAACGAATCCGTTATATACGGTTTCAATTTTAATCAATAACTTAACACCGATTTCAGGAGATGTCGCAAGCATCAACAGCTCTTCGATTTCGTTTACATGCAATAGCACCGTAGCTTATGCAACTACTGGAACATTCTAAGGAGATCTAACTAATGGCATTAATTCGTATAACAAGGGCTGGCGGAGAAGTAGTGGATTACAAACTAACTCCGAGTATCGAATACGCTTTCGAGTTAGCGCATGGCGGTAGCGGTACTTCTAAAGTATTTAGAGAAACCGAAGGCAAGTCCGTTTTTTACTGGCTTGCATGGGAAGCTCTTAGATCTAATGGAGTATCGGTACCGCTATACGGTCCAGAATTTATTAAATCTCTGGAAGATGTGGATGTAATCGAGGAAAAAAAAGGGCAATAAGGAGAGATTCGATGGCTTATACGATCGCATCACTAGCGGTCGAGCTTAAGATTTCTCCTAATGAACTTTTGAAATTAGATGATGAAATGCTCCGGCATATTATCCAAGTATTAAACGATAGATCTAAGGAGATGAAAAATGCCAATAAACGTAACCGGCGTTAAAGAACTCCAGAAGGATCTTAGGGAAATAGATCCGGCTCTTAATAAAGAATTTATTAAAGAGATGTCTAACGTCATGATTCCCGTACGTAATAAGGCCCGTGGTTACTTGCCTAGTAATTCGCAGATGCTTTCAGGATGGACACGTGTAAACGTAACCAAAGAGCAGAAGTATCGGGCCTTTCCGTTTTACGATGAAGCTTTGGCTAGTAATGGAATCGTTTACTCTTCTGGAAAAACTAAGAAGAATGCTTACGGCTTTGCCAATGCCTTTTATGTACGCAATAACAGAGCTGCCGGTACGATTTACGAAATGGCCGGCCGTATTAACCCTAATGGATCGCCTAAGTCAGATAGCATCAACCCGAACGCCGGAGCGCACTTTATCGAATCGATGGGCGGACAAACTAATTTTAAGGGAGCCGGTAAACAAAAAGGCCGAAGCCTTTACCGAGCATGGGCCGAAGATAATGGCCGAGTAGTACCAGCTGTAGTAACTGCGATTAATACCGTAGTCGAAAAGTTTAATAAGAAGAAGAGGGGCTAACGTGAAAACTACGGATGTAGTCGTATCGGCCCTTGCCGAATGGAATGGCAAAGCCTTAAAGAAGGCTCAGAAGGATGTATCGGTATTTGATAAAGGCGTAAAGAATCTGGCTAAAACTTTCGCCGGAGTATTCGCAGCTTCCAAGTTACTTAGTTACAGTAAAAACGCCGTTAATGCTTTCGTAGCAGATGAGAAGGCAGCTAAAGCTTTAGAGGTCCAGTTAAATAATTTAGGTTATTCCTTTTCAGCACCAGGAGTAGAGCTATATATAGGCAACCTGCAGAAGATGTACGGGGTGCTAGATGACCAGCTTAGACCGGCCTTTCAGACTTTAATTACAGCTAGCGGATCACTAACTCAAAGCCAGAAGGCTTTAGAGCTTGCGTTAAACGTATCTGCAGCTACAGGTCGATCTGTCGAAGAGGTATCAGCTGCGTTAGCTAAAGGATTCTCGGGACAAACGACAGCTCTTAGCCGTTTAGGTGCCGGATTAGATAAAGCTACTTTGGCAAGTGGCGACATGAATAAGATCATGGATGAACTAGAGAAGAAATTTTCTGGCCAAGCTGCAGCTAGATTAAATACTTACGCTGGAAAAATGGATGCGCTTAAAGTCGCATCGGCTAACGCTTCTGAAATTATTGGCGAGAGTTTAATTAAATCGCTGGAAGCTCTAGGCGGTACTACAGATATTCAGAAAATTACTAGCCAGATGGAAGGTTTTGCCACCGAAGTAGGCTTTGCTATTGAAGAAATTGGTAAGTTAATTGGCTTACTTAATAAACCGATCGTAGCTGGTAAAGGCATCTTAGGAATCTTAGGCGAAATTGTTTTCCCGGGCGGTAACCCTTTTAGAAAAGCTGCAGAGATCAGAGATCGAGATAAAAAATATCCGGGCGGATCTGGCTTTACTTATGATAATAGCGGAGCCGTAGCAGCTGGACAGGCCAGACTTGCAGAGTTAAAGAATCTTAAAGAGCGCAACCGCCTAAATGCTCAATTATTGGCGCAGGATAAATCGAAGTTAGCCTTAAACGATCTAGCCAAGAAATTCGACACCGAGCGACTAGGCCTTCAACAAGCTTTAGCAAGTGCTACCGATGAGGAAACTAAATTACGTATCAGAGCCAAGATCGCTTTACTCGATCAAGATGCAGCTTTAGCAGCTCGCTATAACAAAGAACTGGAAGCAGCTGCAGCTCTTAACACTTTGAACATCGCCACCAAAGCTCTTACTCTGCAGATAGGCGCATCCGTATCGGATATCCAGAAATACCTATCGGCTTCGATGGCTAATTATCAGAAATATATTTCTACTGGTACGACTCCTAATGCAGCTCCCGACACCGTTACGGCTGAAGTAGTCAATGCTTATCTAGCTCAGAAGGCTAGCGAAGTAACTACTAGCACTCAGGATTATTTAGAGAAGCTTCGCACAAAGGTTAAGGCCGGATACGATATTCCAAGTCCCGAATCCTTCTACGGTGGTTTATCTGGTATTGCCAATTCGATGCCATCAAGTAACGTTAATAATCAAGTAGAGATCAACGTAGCCGGATCTATCTTGGCTCTGCAGGATTTCGATAAAGCTATCGAAGATGCGATGCTAAGAATCCAACGTCAAAACGGGCAACTTAACCCAGCCGGATCGATTTTGTAATGGCCGTACCTGTAGTAAATGCGGTTATAAATTTCTCATCGGGTCCCGGCTTTGCGCAAGCTTGCCTTATCGATTCAGGTGTATTTGGTACTAATATCTTTGCCGATTCTGCAGCTGTGATCGTGGATGTATCAGATCAGATCAATTTAATTCAGACTAACCGTGGCCGTAACGCTACAGCTGACCAATTTACAGTAGGCACCTTAAGCCTTCGTATAGTCGATCAAAATGGCGACTTTAACCCACAAAACCCAGCCAGCCCTTATTACGAGCTTCTAACTCCTATGAAGAAGGTATCTATTACGGCTACGCATCTTGGCGTAACCTATCCGATCTTTGCTGGCTTCATTACAGGTTATCAGACGGTCCAACCTAAAGAAGCTACGGATGTATCACTTACTACCATTACGGCCGTAGATGCCCTTCGCTTGGCTCAGAATGCCCAGATAAGCACCGTAACGGGCTCAAGTGCGGGAGATTTAACAGGTACAAGAATTAATCAGATCCTAGATCAGATTGAATGGCCAGCCTCGGCCCGTGATGTCGATCCGGGATTAACTACGGTGCAAGCCGATCCGGGCACCAATAGGACAGCTCTCTCGGCCTTGCAGACCATAAGTACGACCGAGTACGGGGCATTCTATGTCGATGCCGTCGGTAACTTTGTATTTCAAGATCGGGATGTAACCGTAAGCTCTATCGCAGGTACTCCAGTAGTTTTCTCAGATACGGGATCTGGCATTACCTATAAGGATGCAGCTTGGATTCTTAACGATGTTTTAGTATTTAATAAAGCTACGGTATCCAGAGCCGGGGGTAGCCCGCAAGTAGCAATCGATCAGCCATCGATAGATAAGTATTTTCTCCATAGTTATTACATAGATAATCTACTTATGCAGACCGATGCGGTAGCTCTGGATTATGCCGAAGCCTACGTGGCTAGCCGTGCCGAAACTACGGTCCGATGCGATGCCATTACCCTAGATCTCTATACCCCTAATTACGATGCCGGCATTACTGCAGCTTTAGATCTTGACTTCTTTGACCCGATTACCGTTATAACTACTCAGCCCGGCGGATCGACTTTAGAGAAGACTTTACAGATTTTCGGAGTATCTAACAGAATTTCGCCGAACAGTTTTATAACCGTGTTTACTACGCTGGAAAGTGTTATCGAAGGGTTTATAATCGGAACAGATTTTGGGCGAATTGGGATTAATTCGCTCTCTTACTAAGGAGAAAAAATGGCAACATGGCCAGTAGTTACGGGAGATATCGTTACCAGTACAATTTGGAATGGGCTCCCAGTTTACGAACTATCTGCAAAGTCTGGTACTACTTACACTTTAGCAAGCGGTGACGAATACCAGAAGCTTTTAGTATTCACTAGCTCATCGGCTAAAACTGTTAGCATTCCGACAGATGCTACTTATGATTTTCCAGATGGTACAGCTATAACAATTCTAAATAATAATGCAGCTGGTACTTTAACTATTCAAGCTGCATCCAGCGGTACTACTACCGTATCTTCTGCCGGTGCTACTGCAGCTGCTCCAACTGTTGCAGCTTTTAAATCTGCCGTAGCGATTAAAACTGGTACTAATGCTTGGACCGTGTGCGGAGCTATTGGCTAATGATCGGTACTATCGCTAGCGCATTATTTGGAGAAGTGCCGGTAAAACCAACAGTAACCGGCGGTACTTTAA